GCACTTCTTTTCTCTGCTGATTTGAATATAAAATCTAGTAATCCCAAAATAGATATTTAAGGTCTGTAATTAACATAACAAATATAACAAAAAAAAAGAGAGAATTTCTCCCCCCTTTTTTATTATTTTGGAATAATTATTGTATTATCTAAAAAGCTCCATCTGTGCCTTATTAGGATTCCATTCATAGTAATATAAAGTATAAAAAGTATTTCTACCATACTTATCTTTAAATTGCTCTCTGTGAAGTAAAGGAGTATTTTTTGTAATTATCATTTTATCCTCTTTATGCTGAACTTTAATATCTTTAGATTCATGCTTATAAGGAATGCCTACAAGAGTTCTATTTTTTAATAATGGAGATACTCTATATCCATTAATCAATTTTTTTAATTTGTATTGTATCATAGTTTTATTTATTAAGGATTATTTTTAAATATTTTTCTTTATGCTTGTCAAAATCTTTTTGAGCTATTTCTGTAAAGGAACAGCCTATATAATCCTCATTATGCTCTATATAAGGATTTATATTTAGATCTTCATACTTTTTTTCTACTTTACTCATAGCTAATCTATGAGCTAAGTATTCAGGATTAATTTCTATTTTCATATTATTTATAATTTATAGCATTAATAATTCCCTCTCTACTTATATCAAAATCTTTAGTAATTATTTTAGGCTCTTTCAAAAAACCTATATAATTATTTTCTCTTATATTTTTTAATTTATTTCTATTCTCTCTTTTTAATTTACTTACTTTACTTACAGCATTTTTTTTATTAGTAAATCCCTCTACTAAATAGCCATTTTCTAAAGTTTCATATTTTACTATATATACTTTCATCTTATTTCTGTTAAAAAAAAGGAGGAGATTATCTCCCCTCCATATTATTGATTCTATTTAATTGTTTAGTAGCTCCTTTTTCTGTTCTGTATATTTTACTAATTACATCTCCATTATTAGTTATTACTTGAAAATAGTTTCCGATTTTTGTTACTTTATTCATTTTGTTTTTTTTTAAGTTATTGTTTCGTTTTGTTATAACAAATATACTACATTTTTACTTATAAACAAGCTTAGAAGTAAAAAAAGATTGTTTTTTTTAACTCTACCTCTGTTAAATTTTTTAAAATTTTTTTATTTTTTTTTGCTTTTTAAGTATTTAATAGGCAAAATCTATATAAATATGAGGCCTCTACCTTCGTAAATTGATTGGTTTCCATCCTCTATATTGTTAAGATATTCTGCTAAAGCACATACAAGAGCTACTACTCCATCTATTTTATTTGTACTTTTAGCCTTATTAGGCTTTATATTTCCTGCTGGATCTTCTGTTATATGAACATTATTAAACATCCATCTTAAAACAGGATTCCCTCCATGATTAATCTGTTTATTTAGTATAAGCTTTTCTAATAATTTAGTAGGAGCTGAAAGAGATACAAACCCCATTCCTATAGGATTCATTTTAGCTCCATCATTTATTAAGTTTACTACTATTTGAGAGGAGTTCCATCTATCAAAAGCACAGGATATTATATTATAATCCTCTGCTAATTCTTTAAATTTAGCCTCTATATAATTATAATCCTGAACATTTCCAGGAGTAGAGATTATATATTTTTGATTTACCCAAGTTAAATAATCTACCCCATCTCCTACTCCCTGAGCTTTGACCTTATCCTCAGGAACAAAAAAGAAAGGAAGTATATCAAAATTTTCATCCTCATCAGGGAAGATTAATACAAGAGCTGATATATCTCTTGTACTTGCTAAATCTAATCCTGCAAAGCAATCCCTTCCCTTTAATTTTTCAGGAGCTATAGGAGATATATTAGCCATCATATAATCATCATCTGAAATCCATAAGCTCTCTGATCCTGTCCATATATTTAGATGAAGCCTTTTGAATGTATTTTGAAAGCTTGGAGTAAGCTCTGCTTTTTTAAATTGATGTTTGAAATAATCTTCTTTTATTATTTTTCCATATCCAGGATTAGCTTTTTTCCATACTTCCTCATCTTTCCAATTATCCTCTACTTCTGCTCTATATAATACAGGGAGAAAAGTATCATCTTTTATAATACCATCTCTTACTTTTGTAGCATATTCTGACATCTGAAAGCAAAGGCTTTGCTTATCATAACCTGATGTAGTTATAGCCATTATTAAAGGTTGCCTTCTTGCTCCTGTAGCTGTAGTACAAACCTCCCACAAATCAGAGCTTTTCTGAGTATGTAGCTCATCAAAAATCAAAGTACTTATATTCATTCCATGAGCTGTATTAGATTCTGATGAGATAGCCTTATAAAATGAGCCTGTACTTTCTATAGTTATAGCATTTCTAAACACCTTAGCTCTTTTATTAAGTTCAGGATTCTGTAAAACCATCTGCTTTGCTATAGAAAATACTATTGAAGCTTGGCTACGATCAGCAGCAGCAGATATAATTTCTTGACCAGGCTCTCCTGAGCAAAAGAGCTGATATAATACTATAGCTGCACAGAGATTACTCTTTCCATTTTTTCTAGGTATTTCTATATAGCAAGTCCTATATTTTCTATATCCATCCTCATCAACCCACCCAAAAAGAGGCTTTATAATTTGCTCCTTTTGAAATTCCTCCAAAATGAAAGGCTTTCCTCCTAGCTCTCCCTTAGTATGAGTAAGAAATTTCTCTATGAATGCTACAGCCTTATCAGCTTTTTTTTTATCATATATATATTTCATCCCTGACCTCTTGAAACTTTTATGTAGTTATCAGAGCTTTTATTCTTACTTTGTTTTGTTTTAGCATGAATGCCCTTTCTTTTTTTTCTCTTATTAGGAGTATATCTCCAAACATTTTTTTTAGTAGCCATTTTTCAAAATCTCTTTAATTATATAATATATTACATCAGAGGTCATAGAATTTCCTGCTTGTTTATAAAGCTGAGAATCTGATAATCCTTCCTCTTTACATTTAAAATAAAACTCATCAGGGAATCCCTGTAATCTTAAACACTCTAAAGGAGTTAATTTTCTTTCTCTAACCATATGTTTT